TATAATGGCAAGTGTATGCTACGTATGAAGCGTAGCGAAATATGGAGTATAAACAATGTTATAAAACGTTAATAATATGAGCTGTGAAATTTGTGGAAGAAATAGTTGTTCAGCATCGTTTCATTCAATTGAAGAACAACAATCATTTGATGATATTGCCGACAAGGTAAAAGAAAGAGTTAAGTCAAAGATTTACGATGCGGTAAATAGAAAAGTAGATGGAGAGTGGTTTCAATGGAATGACGATGAAAGATACTTTGTAGAATTGGATGAAGTGTTAAAGGTTATTGATGAAGTTGACCTTTAATGTTTTATAACACCGCAATAAAAATCTGAACCGCTTCGGCGGTTTTGTTTTTATGAAGTGTTATGCGCCGTTTTAATGGCGTTTTTTACCAAAAAGAAAAGGGACGCCATAAAGCGCCCCCGAATTTGAAATACGAAATAGATATGTAAAAAAAACTAGAAAAGCCCCTCAATAAGTTCGATGAAATCTTGATCAGAAACAACCCCTTTATAGGTTAAAAAAGCCGTGATTCCTATCACAATAACACGAGCGCCCCAATACATTGCGCGACGCTGAACCGACCATTCTTTCATTTCTTCCAACTTTTCTTTTGTTGGAATAATGTTCGGAATCGATTTTAATATTTTAATTAATTTCATGGGTTAAATATAACAATTTTTTTATTTCCCGTGTGCATGCAATCGATATGCAACCAAGTTTTTGTTTTCGCTGCGTTTTCCATTCTGCGAAGCCCTAAATCCATAAATTCCGATTCGTGTTCGATAATGTATTTTTGAACTTCTTCCGGCGTTGTGTTTGCGAATTTAAGATCCAAAGCGCGTCCGAATCTATGTTGTGAAAATTGCGCCCCGACTCCACAATCGGCCGTTCTGTATCCGGACCAGTTGAAACGATCGTTGTTAATTGTTATCGGTCCGAAAATATCCCGCAGCTTTTGCGCAACCTCAACGATTCGAAAGTCAATAAACCATTCCCAACGGTAACCGTGTAATTCGCGCGGAAGAACTTCTTTGTCGCTGAAGTTCTTTGTGATTTTAGTCATTTTTTCTTTTGATTTTTGAAAGTACAGTTTTAAAGATACTAATTCCAATCAACTTTTCAACGTTTTCGTCAACCGAAACCGCTTCGACGTATGCAATATATCCGGCCGTTATTTTTAAAAGCAATGGAATTTGAAGCGCATTTTCACCGATATGCGACAAAAGAATCGAAGCGATATAAATAACGGATTTGTGAACGACGCTTTCAAGCCTCCTGGAACTAAACGTCCCGTTATTCATCGCTATTCGGCAACCAAGATACGTATCGAGCGCAACCAACCCACCAACAAGAACCGTCAATTCGACCGTTGGACTAAAGTACGTTATTAACCAAGCGAATAAAAGCGTTATTTTTTTAATAAAAAAGTCCAAGTCGTATTTTTTTACCGTTGCGTCCATATTACAAATTTAACGTTTTGGACGTGTAAAGTTTCGTTTTTTCGGTTAGTTGTTATTTACATTCTGTCAAATTAATTTGAACCTTTCAACAACGCCCGAATCAATTAATTCGTAAATAGTGAATGTTTTATTGTCAACGTAATAAACAATATTTTCGTAAGCGTTATCCCTCGAAATCGGCGTCACTCCGTCTTCTTCGTATTGAATTTCTCCGTTTAAATCCTTTTTAGGTAAAGCCGCCCCGTCGATGTCCGTTAAAACTTTGCCTTTAACAATTGAATAATCCGCAGCTTTATCGCTTACAATTTCGCCCGTTGGACTTAATAATTGTTCACGTAAGAAAACCGTCATCATTGGATTTGGTTGATCTTCTTCAATGAAAGTGAAACCAACTAATTTCAATATTCTATCTAATCCGTTTAACGTCCCGTAAGACCATGTTTTATTTGCCATTTTTATCCTCTTAAAATTTCTCCGATTGTGTCTTCTGTATTTGTTTGACTATTACCTGTAGCAATACTTGTTTTTGTTGTGCAGCCTTTATAACTATTTCCGAAATGATAAACAAAAGTAGCTGCGTTTGTTGAATAAATACCATAAGCCGAAGCATTTGCAACTTCTAAATAGTTTCCAGTAATGTCGTGAGTTGACGGATTGTTTAATTGTATTGCGTGACCGTTGGCATTGTTCCAAGTTACGCGAACAATATTATTTCTAATATTTTGCCCAACTGAACAAAAAATTCCAACATCGCCAGACGCTTCGATTATATTCCCTTCGATTTCGTTTGCGTTAGCTGAATAAATCCCTTTATCAGAAGAAAATATTTTGTTTCCGCAAATATTACCAGCAACCGCAGTATGATAAATACCTTCAGTATTAGAATAAATAGTGTTGTTTACAATATCAATTGACTTATTCGTTTCTATACCTCTACCCCCTGCAATTATTGTATTACCTATTACATCAGTTGCCCCTCCGTCAATACCATTTCCACCACACTCAATATAACACATTTTAGCAGAAGCGTTATTCACGCAACCGCTTCCGTTCGGTGCTTTTATGGTACAATCAACAGCAAAATCGTTTGTATTTGCATTAATACCATCGCCATTATTTGAATAAATATACATTTTAGTAGGCTGACCTTTTGCCGTTCTAACCGCAGTACTTTCAGCCCATATAACACCCCCTAAAGTTGGTTTTGTAGATTGAAGATACAAAGCAGTCCCGAAATCATTATATAATTCAGTCTGACCCAAATCTAAAATGTCGTTAGCAGCATAATGCAAAGCTAAAGAATTAGTTAATGAGGCACTTCCTCCCGTTCTCACTATTCTTCCACCCCCAATAAATGAAAATTTATCGTTCCCAGTTGCTGAATAAGCTATATAAATTGTATCATCCGTTCCAGCACTATCAAAAGAAATATTGTGTCCATTCATTTTAATTGTCAGCAACTTCGTTATTGAAAGTTGTGAAGTCAAAACAATATCAGAATGTAATTCGATTGTATCGCCTGAACTAGCTGCGGAATGGGCTGAAGACAAATCAGCGTAAAAAGTAGGAATCCCACTTGAATCGTTTACGCTAACAATTCCATAACCCGCCGACAAAGCGACCCAAGCCGCCCCGTTGTAACGATAAATCGCGGATAAATCAGTGTTGAAAACCAACAAGTTTGTTGTTGGCGCTGCGATTGCGTTCATTTGGGCCGTTGTCAAACGAGGCATTAGAAAACCATCAGTCGTTCCGGACAATTCCAAACGATCAGTGATTTTCGTTTTATCCGCAATTAATAATTTTTCAGAACCAGCCGGAACGCCTCCGCCAAACAACGAAATATAAGCATTGTTAAAACGATGTAAAAGCGTTGAAGTATTGTCGTAAAGGTTGAAAATATCAGCAACCGCACTCGCTGCCGTGATTGTTTGCGCCCCCTCGATAGCGAACCCCGCGTTTTGTAATGTTAAAACAAAATTTTGCAAATCGTGCGAACGGTTCGCTGGCATTGTTAAACCGTCATTTGCTAAAATGTTTTGCGCGTATGCTTGAATAAACGCCGCAAGTATTGCCCCCGTCATTTTTCGCGATTCGTATACGTCCGGCGAAGATGAAATCTTTTCCGAAACGTCAAGTAAATCGTCAGTTCCTAAAGAACTAACAGAATTCGCGTATCCACTAATTTTTGACATATGCTAAATTTATAAATAGTTTCTCTTAATAGTATTTCGCACCTTGTTATTAAATTTAATTTTCAGCTTCGCACATTTGTTATACGGAAAACTTTTAAATTCAACAACCGAATCCGGCTTCAATAATTGTTCAGTGATTGCAAAATGATCGTAATAATTGTAATTCGTTACAGTTATTTCATTTGCAAGAATCAAGTCTTTCAATATTACATTTGTAACCGAAAACGGCAACAATTCCGATTCGTAAACATGAGCAAACAAAACCTGATCTTGAACTTGAACAAATTCGTGCGGTGCGGTTTCGTGTTCTTCAACAAGCAATTCGACCGCGTTTTCAAATCCAACGTGCCCAGGAAGTCGAAGCCATTGCGGAATGTTTAAACTCGTGAAATCGATTGAATTGTCAAGTATTATCCCGTTTTGTGTCCAGTTAAAAACAACCGTTTCGTTCACGTTCGAATTAATATAAGGTAATAAATCAAAGTTATCAGAATAAACCGTGTTCGTTCCTCCGCCGATTGCATCCGTTACAATTTTCATTTGATAATCCCCTTCGCCGTGAGTTCTGAAGACAGTCCCCCAGTTCACATAAAACGAAGCCAAACGCAAATTCGAAGCGTATCCGCCCGCGTCGGTCCAGTCGCCGAAAGTTTGATCCGTAACCGTGAACAAATCGGTTCCATTCTTTTGCATTGTGAAAGTTACGTTTCCGGAATCTTCACGAGCCAAAGCCATAAATTGAAAACGGTCGTTCTTCAAGTCGCTTGAATAAACAGTTTCGCCGAATACTTTATGCGAATAACAACACGCCGCACAATCGCAACCGCTTGAACAAGTATCTAGCGTTCCGATAACTTCGGAAGCCGTCGAATAAATCTTTTGCGCAACGGTTATTTGATTAGTGAAACAATTCCCATCAATAACCATCGGATTTGTATTTGTTAAAGTCGTTGTGATCGGCATTATTCAATAGTTTTTGTTAATCCGCTTTCAGTTGTTTTCGCCGCTCCGGCTTCGGTTGTTTTCGCTCCAACTATTCCGCTAAAATCCCCCATAACACGGGCCGAAATTGAGAACGAAGAACCGTCCGACAAATCTTTCGCTTTCGATTCCGGGATAATACATTCAAGAACCAATTCCGAACCGTCGTTTGTGATGGTTGTCTTTGTTTCGCCGCTTTTAGGTTGTAATATTTGACCGCTTGGAATCGTGAAAATTGTCGACGCTTCTTCAATCGCTTTTATTCCTCCGGCTTGGTATTCCTCCAAACGAATTATTCCGTGATAAACTAAAGACGGCGAAACCGAAGTTGTAAAAGTAAAAGTCGCGCGAACCAAATTGTCTTGATTCTTTGAAATTTGATTGTCCGGAAGTTGAGTCCCGCCCAAAGTCATTATTTGCAAATTGAACGCACTGAATAAGTTGATTCCGTCGTCGTCTTGGTAGTTTTGGACTTCCATATACGGCAACAACTCGCGATAAGTAGTTGAAACCCCGTTCGCGTCCAAAACGTCCGCTTCTATAATATGGCGGATCTCATAAGAACTAACCCCATCGTAACGACTTATTTTTTTATTCAATCCGTTGTTCAACAAAGTATTGTCGAAAAATACACCGTCAACACCGCTTAACGGAAGGTAATCTTCATAATTCAGTCGAAACGGATAAAGCAATTTGTAAATTTGCTTCGTTCCGCTTGTCCCGTCTAAATCTAACGAAATAATATTAAATTGATCCGAAGCGGCCAAGTCGAAACCGGCTGATTCGTTCAAATAAAGTTGTTGCGTATTCCCTGAAAGTGGCGAGTCTGAAAGATCCCATTCTTGCGTTTGAATATCGAAATAAGTGTCGTCCGTAGTATCGAACGCAACCAGTTTAACGCGTAGTTTTTCAATTAACGGCGTCAAGTCAATATCTAAGTTGAAACGGTATTGCAAAAGCGCCGCGTCTTCAATCCAACCCGAATAAGAAGTGAAAGGAGTATCGACCCCCGCTTCCATATCGTGACGGTAATAACCAAAATCTTGCGTTTCAAACAATCCCGAAACGTCCGAACTTTTCACAATTTCGCCGAATTTCGCTTTTATTGTTGTTCGAACTGTTAAAGGATTGTTCACATCAGCAACCGCAACCGCAAGAAGATAGTTGTCCCCTTCCGTGAATTCATCTGCTTGCGCCGTTGCGAATTGCGTTGTAAAATTTAAAACGAGTTGATCCGAAGCCGGACTTCCCGCCGTTAAAAGAACATTTTTTAATATCGTTCCACTCGCAGCAACCGCCCCGCGTGTTGTATAAACCGAGTCGAAAACCCAATTCGAATTGAAATCTTGCGTCGTGTCGATGTCTGTATCTTCCGGAAGTTTACAGAAATAAACAACAATCGGGTGCGAGTCGTCCAAATCAACCGAAGTCGGCGAATTTATTTCAATCTGAACGTCTGTATCATTTAAAACGTCAATTTCTGAAACCGTCGCAGCCGTTGCGTTGTCAGTCAATGCGATTGATTCCAAAGCAAAGTTCGCCCCGTTACCGTTAAAAGTTTCATCGAATCCGCCGGAGTTTCCAAGATGCGAGTCTTCCAAAACTTCTTTAAATTCGTTCGGGTTTTGTGAACTTGCACCTCCAGCCCTTAATTGAAAAGCGTATTTAAACGAATTCGCACCGCTTAACAAACTAATGTTTGAAGTTGCAAAAGTTCCGCTTTCATCCGATAAATAAAACGGAAAGTTTCGAAAAATATGTTCGAATTGAAATTCTTGCGTGTATGCGTCTATATCCTGGACAAACTTAATTTTGAACGAACCAGTCTTTCCCGTTAATGGCGAACCTGTATAATCCCCATCGACAAAAGCCGTTGAACGCGGACCGCCTGAACCGACCGAATCAGCCGACCAACCCATTGCCGCCCCGTCTTGAAGGTTGTCAGGGCTGAAGACGTCGCCGTTGTTAATTATGTTGTAATTAAATTTGAAACCAGTTAAAGCCGTTTTTCCTTTAATTGCTAATTGATCTGAAGCCGCTTCGTTGATTGTATTATCAACAAAAACAATTTGCGAATCCGTAACGGCTGAAATCACTTCGTCCGAATGGATAACCGAACCGCCATCGAAAATGTCAACAGTATCGCCCGCAATAAAGCCATCGTCAATAAACGAACCAACTTCACGCGTTAAAATACCCGAAACAATTTCGAAATTGTCTGAAACCGAAGCCGAAGCGGTCCAACTTATCCGAAATGTATAAACCGCCTTGCAATATTCCGCAGCGTTATATTTGAAATAAGTATCATAAACAGACGTGTTCGAAGTAAAATCGCCCCCGTTTGCGAGTTGATTGTAAAATTTTCGTTCTGTAATTATGAAGCCCATTTCTCCGGATTGAATTTAGCTTGTAATTTAGTGAGTTTTTCAATTAGTTGTTGATTATGTTCGTCAGAACCTTCGCCAAATTTCATTTGTCCGACTAGCTTTTTCGATTCAATTATTACGTTTCGAAATTCCTTTTTTTGCGCATCGCTCAATTCCGGTGCGTTCATAATCGCTTCAAGACTCTTGTCAATCATTTCGTTGTTAAGAGTTAAAGCCGTTGTTATTAAATTTTCAATTCCTTTAAAATCCATTACTTCCCAGGTTCAATAAATTGTTCAATTAAATTTGTGTCGTATGCTGAACGCTTTCGATAAGAAATCGTCGCGCGATCTTGCGAAATTATCCACTTTACCGCCTCGATTCGAACATCGTTTCCGTTTTGGTCCTTCATATAATTAGAATTCAACATTTGTATAAAGTTACTAAAACCAAACGGAATTGAAATGTCTTGAGCCGAAGAAATCCACTGATTGCGATTTCCTCCCGAAACAAACGAACCGTTTTTCAAATAGTTATTGTACAAATATTTCGCGCTCAATTTGTCGCGATGGTTTGTTTCAAGAACTTTAAAACTTGAATTTTCAAGCTGAATTGTTTTAGCCGTGATTAATTTCGGAACGTTCCAAATTTCTTCCGATACCTTCAACGCGTCTTTAATATGTTTATAAGCGGTTAAGAAAGCGCCGGCGTTCACTCCTGGAAGAAGGTTTGCAATATTTCGAACAATCGAAATAATTCCACCGATTGCCGTTTCGATGTAATTCTTTGTTTCTTTATTGTTACCAAGCGCAAACGGTATCGTCACGCGATCAACTCCGCGAATTAACGAAGCCTTTTTGTTTAGTTGCGTTTTATGTTTTGTTATTATTGAATAACTCGTTCCAGTGTAATTGATAAGCGTCCATTCGTCTTGCTCATCCTGAACAAATTCAACCATTCTTAAACCGCTTAATTCATCGACGTTCGGTTTCATCGCTTCCGTGTAAGTGTCCGGAATTTTGAAATCCGAAGCGGCTTGGTCTTGCCAAAATCCGTCATTGATTAACGATTCGAAATAAATATTGTCGCCGTCAATCTTGAATTTTGCGTCAAACATTTGTTTGCACGCTTGAAATAATTCCCCGACAATGTAACCAGTCGAACCCGAACCAATAACGCCCGTGTCATTAACTGGCGAATTGAACGGATTATTGTCGACTTTTTTATTGTTTGATGGAACAATATAATAATTGTCAAGTTCCGGAATTGACGAAGCGAAATCAAACCCTAAGAATTCGCACCCCTTTGATAAGTATTGACGAAGCGACAAAGCCTTCACGAATCGCGGATATGGCATGAAGACCGAAATTAATTGATTTATTAACGCTACTAATTGAACGACTAAAATCCCCACATAAATAGCGTTAAACACAACCGAAAGCGCCGCATAAACCGCAGCGTTCACAGAACCGAACAAGCCGTTTGTCAATTTTGAAACAAAGTTCGCCGTTGAGTCCGCCAAATTACGAACCGCCAAAGCAAGCTGAACCGTTGCCGAAAACAAAGTGAAAGACAAAATAATAACCTCAATCGTGTTGAATGGTTTTTGGACCACGTAAAGAACTTTTGAAAAATCCGAATCAGTTATAAACCCGTCTTGTTTTACAAGTTCCCAAGTCGTTGCGTTCGCCCTTTCCATAAACGAATCAAGTTGGTTCAATTCTTTAAACGGAAGCGCATATTTAAACGGCAATTTCAAATCGTTTGGTTTGATTTCAACCATTTCGGAAAAATCCCCGTACCCATCGAAAGCCGTCACGTTTTGTGATCCTTCAACAACTTTGAATTTTGCCGGTATTCCGTGAAAGTAACCGTTTGCATCCAACCACGCTTTTATTTCTTGCGCAGCGTCTAATATGCAAGTAAAATTCGTCGTTGATATATTAGGCTGGACCGTTTCGTTGTCGTAAGTCATTAAAACTTCCGCGTTCTTCCAGTCTTCCGGGTTTGTGACCTTCTTCCCGTTTAATTCTAGTTTAAAATAAGCCATTTAAAATAAATTCGATTTTCTGTAATGCTTCGTCGTGAATTTGTTCCCCTCCTGGATCGTCTTTTTCAGTCCGCCCGTAACTTCCGAAATTGCAATGAACGGAACGGGTTTGTTTTTTATTTCGGTTCGCAACGATTCGAATTCCTTCTTCAGGTCGCTAAAATCAGTCGTGAAATTTTGATGAACAACACCGCTAGGAGTTTGAACGTAATTAAACGCGTCGAACGTTCCGTTGTTAATGTCATTTAACATTTTATCCCCGTACTTTTCAACGGCCGTATGTTTGACAACGAATTCCTCCCCTTTTTCATTGATTCGAACGATTTGTTCGCCTCCTTTAACTTTCCCCCCAGTTTCGAAAGCTGGCAAGTTCTTGAATATGTCCGCAACACCGTTTGAAAAACTCGCAAGTTGTTCCAATGATTTACCGGCCGGATCGCTTGAACCTTGTCGAGCGTTCGAAATGATAAGTTCAGCGCCAGCAAGCCCGAAAGCCAATTGCCTTTGTCTTCTTAACGATTTGCGGCGTTCGCGTTCTAATTCCGATTGTCTTTGTTGTTCTAAAGCCAAACTTCTTTGCGCTTCTTCAGAACCTCCCGCAGCTAATTGCGTTAATTGGTCTTCGCGTCGTTTTGAATCTGAAATTTCACGGTCAAGTTCTTCGACTCTTGCGCGGTCTTGTTCTCGATAAAAGTCTTGCGCAATTTCCAACATTTTGCGGTTTCGCTCGCGTTGTTTGTCAAGTTTATCGTCTTCAATGTCTGCGACTTGATCCGCCCCGTCTTTTACCGCTTCGACTGTTTTTTCGATTGTGTCTTCCGTCCCTTTTAAAATTTCATCGTTGAATTTTTTTGTGTTTTCCGCTTGTTCTTCCGCTAAATCAACACCAGGAAGAACCGACGGCGCTTTTTCCCCAGCTTGTTTTGATTCCTTTCGTCTTTGTCTTAAAAGTTCGTTAATTTCTTTTATTTGTTCAATCCTTTTGTCAATAACCGGATTTGAATCTTTAACAACTTTTAATTCCGCTTCGTCCGCTTTTATTTTTTCCTCCAACAAGTCGATTGATTCTTGCGTGTCTTTCTTTTCAAGGTCTATTAATTTTTTATTTCCTCCAAAATTCTTAATCCTTTCCGCTAAACCTTTTCTAAGTTCTTCAATTTCCTTTTTATTGAAATCGATTCGGTTTTGAATAATTTCGTTTTCAGCGTTTGCCGTTGCGGTCAAGTCTGTTAATTCTTCTTCATTAATTCTTTTGTTTTCCTCTAAATCGTCGCGAAGCGCTTGAAGTTGTGAAATTGAATAACGTCTTCGGGCTTGGAATCTGTTTTCCAAACTTGCGCCCGTTCTTTTTTCCAATTCGTCTTGTTTTTCAATAGTTTCGTCAATTTCATCATTGAACAACGAAAGCGCCGTGATTGCAGCAGTAATTGCCGAAACAACCAAGCCAATTGGGTTCGCCTTCATTACAGTATTAAGGCCTTTGAACGAAATCGCAGCGCCTTTAATCCCTTTCGAAAACAAAGCCGTTGCAAGTTGCGCCCCTTTCGTAACGAGTGTATAAGTCGAAGTCGCTAATCTTGCCGCATTTATTGCCACTTTATAACTAACCCAAGCCGAAACACCAACAGCAATGATTTTGAACCCTTGTTTTAACGCGCTGAAGAACGAACGAACGTCCCCTTCGTCAATCGTATCGAAAAACTCCTTTAATTGCCTAATTAACGGCCTTAACCCTTCGACAATTACTTGCCCGACAATTTCTTTAACGTCCCCGAATGAATTTGAAAGTTGAGTGAATCCGGCGTCGGCTTTTGCGGCCGCTTCGGCTGAGCCTCCATATTGCTTATTTAATTCGTCAAGGATTATCGATTGCGCTTCAGCAAGTCGCCCAGATTCGGTTAAAGTCTTAATAACTTCCTTTTGTTCCGTGCTGAACTGAATCCCGGACCTACTCAAAGCGGATAAATTCGCAACCGGATCGTTTAAGGCTTTACCTAATTGAATCGATGCGCTTTTCAAATCGCCGTCGAGTCTTGTCGCCAAATCAAGCGCAGCCGCTTGGGTTCTTTTGAAATTTTCGCCCGTGATATTGGTAAACGTTAAAAGCTGGGCCGTTGCGTTTTTCAAAATTTCTTCATCCCCGAACAAAGTATTTCTTTGCAAAGCCGTTGCTTCCTCTTTTAATTGTCTAAGCGATAGCCCCGCAGCGCCTCCGGTTGCTTCGATACCGGCTTTAACTTGTGCGACCGCTTTTTCTTGTTCCCTGAATGCTTCGATTGAGGAATCAATAAACGATTTAACGCCAGCAATTCCCGCAGTAATACCCAAGAAACCAAGCCCACGCGAAAACAATGAACCAACACGTCCCCACGCGTCCGCATAGTTTCCGACATTCCTTTGTGCGCGTCCGGTTGCCATTTCTAAATCTCCGACGGCTTTCCTTTGCGCTTTTATTTGATTCAGTAATAACCCCCCGACTTGTGCGTTTTCGCGTTCCTCTTTGCTTAAATTATCGTAAGCCTTTGTCAACCTCGATAATTGTTGACGCATATCTTTAATCGATCCGGCAACGGCTTTGTTTTTTTCAATACGTGCCTTTTGTCTTGCTGCTTCTTTCTCTGCCCTTTCTTTATCTTTTTCGGCTTTCCTTTTTTGGAATTGTTCTTCCTTTTGCGCTTGTCTTCGATCGTATTCAGCATTTGCTCTTTTTTCCGCTTGCAACTTCTCTAATCGGGCTTTTTCTAAAAGGGCTAATTTGTTTTGAAATTGCGCTTCTTTTTCGGCTAATCTCCTTTTGTTTTCAGCATTTTTTTCCGCTTGTCTTCTATCGTATTCGGCGTTTTTCCTTTTCTCCGCTTGTAATTTTTCTAATCGGGCTTTTTCTAAATCTGCTAACCTCCTACCGTATTCAGCTTCTTTTTCGGCTAATCTTCTTTTATTTTCAGCGTTTTTTTCCGCTTGCCTTCTATCGTATTCAGCATTTTTTCTTTTTTCTTCTCTAATTTTTTCAGCCTCTTTTGCTGCGCGTTTTTCTTCTTCTGCTATTTTTTTTGCTACAATTAAGCGGTGCTTTTGAAGTTCCGCTTCCGTTTCAATCGCCTTGTTCGCTTTCTTTCTCGCTTCGCTTAATTTCTGAACGTCTTCAGCCGTTTCAAGTTTGTTCGCCTTGACTTCATCTTTTAACGCACTACCGAATTTTCGAATTCCTTTGATCGATTCGTCAATTTCTTTTTGAATGTCTTTGAAAACCTCGATTAAAGGTTTTCCAAAATCCGGTTCGAAAAAGTCTTTGTTATTTAATTTCTTTGCCATATTGCGCCGCTTGTTCTTTCATTTGTTTAACGTACGAATATACTTTATTCGTGCTAATTTCCTTTTCGTTGATTTGGAAACCTATGTATTTTTCAATTCCCGCGATAAATTCGTGAAGTTTTACGGGTTTGAATTCTTCGTTCTGATAATTTAATTCGAGTTTTTGTTGTTCCCCTTTCAACCTGGCACGAATTACAGAACTTTTCGTCAACATATAATCTAACTGCAAATTAATGATTTTCTTTTCAATTAGTAGTCGATTAAAGAATTCGTCAGTTAATGCGAAGTTTTCGATAAATTCCGCATCCATTTTGCGCCACAATTCCGCCAAAACACCTTTCCAAACTTTCCGTTTTGTTAGCTTACTAGCTTCTTCGTTCTTGAAATCTTCAAACAAATAAACAAAATCGCCCGTTTCGCGGACCTTCCAAAAGTTGTAAATCGGTAAATCGTCGAGCGTTTCAAAGTATTTCATAGTTTGTTTACAATATATTGATACATTTCAACCAAAATTTGGTCCTTTACAATATTAAAAGAAAAATCGTCAAGTCCAAGAATGTCGATTCCGTATTCGCTGAACAAGTTCGTGTTTTCTTTGTTCGGATTCGCATCTAAAACGATTCCGTCCTTTACAACCGTAACCGTGAACGATTCGTAAAATTCGCCCGTGTCCCGTAGTGTAATATGGTCGTATCGTTGCCCCTTTTCCCGTTTTATTTCGACTGTGTAATCTGAATAGTCGCCAAGACTTCGACCCTCCGAATCCGTTCCGCGTTCATATAGTCTTTCTTGCTGAAGTTCGATTATTAGTTCTTTAATATTGTCAAGGTTCAGGACCGCAAAAATAACGTCGCCGAAGTCTAATTTTGCATATTTCGAAATTGTCTTATAAATATCCATAATGAAAAAAAGGGAACGTCGCCGCCCCCTCCTTTAACCTATTAACTACTATAAACAACTAACTGCCTTTTCTTTTGCTCGCCGGCGTTGCTTTCGCTTTTCCGACTTTCTTCCCCGTTAATGCTTCGTAAATTGTTACAAGATTAACAATTCCGTGCGGTTCGAATGTTGCTTTGAATTCAGGGAACGTCATCTTTTTGACGGCGTCCCTTTTAAATTCTGTCTTGCAATTTCCAACCAGGAAGAACCCCTTCGTTTTTGCCTCTTTAACAATTACCGCCATTTATTAAGGAATTGTGATTGTTACCGAAGGGATCGCGCTGAAGTCGTAACCGTTTTTAGATGGCGTTAAGCTTAACACGTCGCCGGTTGTTTCAGCACTGAACGAGAATACATAAACACCTGCGCTTGATTCTGTAACGCCTGAAATCGTAACCGAACCAGGAGTTGGCGAAACTTCTTCAAGTGAAAAATCCCCAGCGATTAAGTCCTCAACTGGATCGCCGTAAGGATCAACTAAAGTCATTGTGAAACCAGTTGTTGAAATTGCCGAAGCCGTTCCGCTAACGTCTAACAACGAATAGAAATCTTCTAATGGCGAGAATCCCGAATCCAAGTCGCTTGCTTCTAAAACTCTAAGGTCCGCATCGTCTTCGATTTGTCTAAAGTTGAAATTCAATTCGATTTTTTCCGAAGTTGAATACGTCGGTTTTACTAATCTATTGAAGTAACTTGCTTCGTCAACCAAAATCGGATAAAGATCCGTATCCCCGTCGCATTTCTTATAAATAATATTATCGTCCTTGTCGATAATGTAAACACCGAATTTTACATTTTCCCAGCTTTTTAGCTGCGATAAATAGATTGTTCCTTGTTGGATTGCGTGACCTACAAAGTTTCTTGTCCCCCTTCTTGTTTCAATAACTCTACCCGAATCTAATGTTTCAACCTCCGGATCAGCTCTTTCGTCCGTAACGTTGTCAAGTTCTACAATCGGATAAAATCTATCCTTCGCGTTCGCTTCGTTGAATTTAGTAATCCAATTCGATAGCGTTGCCGCGTTTGCAAGCGAAATTTTATTTTTTGTTCCGTCTGCTGCATATTCCGGAACGAAAACCAATCTTTTTGCGATTGCCATTTTTGACGGACAACCCGGTTTTCCTAAGTCTACATAATTTGTTGAACAACTCATTGTTTTTTTATTTTAATTAATTTTTGAATTCGTTTTGAAATTTACAATTTTTGTTTTTTGGTTGTACACTAACAACACAAACAATTTAACGCGTTCGACATTGGGACGTCGATTTCTATTCCGACACCGGTTAAATGGTTGTCGAATATAACGTCAGAATTTGTTTGTCCGTTTCGAATTACACGAACAGACCATTTCGAAAATTTTTCAACTCTATAACTTTCGTCCTGGATATAAACGCCGCGTTCTTTCTCTAATTGGTTGACAAATTCCTCGCTCAATTCCTCCATTCGGTCCAAAACTTCCGTGTAAATTTCGGAAATTGTTTTGTCGAAATGTTCGCACATATCCATGAAATAAAGCCTCAAAGTCGGCGTTCGCTGGATTATGTCGTTTTTATCGCGATTCTTTACAATGTTTTTAACCTCGAATAATATAATGGCCGGATAGTTGTTTCGCTGATCCGATTCCGTGTTTCTTTCGTTGTTTATGTCGACTGGGTTTCCGTAAAAGAAATAAGGAAAATTCGCCGTCCATGAAGTCGCCGCGCTTAAATCGGTCGAACTTAAAACTTTTATCGACGTATTCGAAACAACTTCTCTAACAAGTGAAGAAGAACCAAGAACACTAATGTAATGCCCAGAAACGACATCGAAAGTGTTTGTTACGTTTAAAGTGTAAATTCCCCCGCCTTCATTCACAACGGACGAAATTGTTCCCGTCCTTTTGTTGCGTAACTTGGTCACGACTGAATCGATCAATTGTTCTTCGGTTGTTCTTGCCATATTACCAAATTCCTATTTTATTCAACTTCGAAAAATTCCACAAATCGAATATTTCGTAACTAATCGAAACCGCCCCCGAATAACTTTTTCCAGTTGCTCCGGTTATGTCGAAACTCGTATCGGCTACAATATTTGAAAATGTGTATTCGTCGCCTTCAATCTTTACGGTTGCCCCGTCCACCATGTAACGAGTATCCGAAACATTAAAAGTAAAAGAGCCGCCCCCATTGTCCACAACCGAAGTGGAAGTTCTTGTTTGTTCGTCGTTGTCATAAATAAATTTATAGCAGCTATGATACAATTCAATTGCTTTATTGTACCTCGTTTTTATTAATCGTGAAATTTCTTCCATCGAAGCGTTCGCGCTTGCTTGACTCGCTCCCTTTACCTGGCCTACGATTGCGTTTTGAAACGATTGTTCACGAACGAAATTGAACCAGGTAAACAAACGAAGCATTTTTTTTACCCCTACGAAATAAACCGATTCGTTTTCGCCGTTTTCATTCTCAACCGTGTAATTGTAACCGTTTAATAAATCGGTCCATTTTTGAAGCGTTGGCGTTGGTAATTGCGCAACAAATTGAATGTAAAGCGTATCGCCTAACAACGAACGAAGGAATTTTTCTTCCGTTTCGTCAATGTAACTTTGCAAATCGGTATCGACCGAATTGTTGCGAGTTAATTTTAATTCGCCCGCGCTGAAGTCCGCTATTGAAATAATCGACATAATGCAATAATAAAAAAAAAGCGGCTACATAGTAACCGCCCACATCAAACAAAAAACCAATAGAAAATTATTTTTTTAATTCTTCAGCTAATCCAGCCGCTAAAAGTTTCGAAGCGGTTTTTTCATTAACTGCAAGATTTCCGTCGCTATTCAAAGCGCCTTCCGGGAAACCTTTCTTTTTTCCTTTTGCCGTTGGTTTTAATATTACTTTAACCGATTTAGCTTTTTCAATTTTATTGTCCATTTGAAAACGTTTTTAAATTTTCACTAATATAACAAAAAAAAGGACGGTATTTAAACCGCCCCTTTATTATTTTACCCCTTTAAAATTATGGAGTTTCCAAAGCAGCTTCAGCAGTTGAGAAAGTACCAGTCACGAAACAAGTTGTATCATTAGTTTCGATTAAAACTTCTCCCCTCCATTCTGCAAGGATTGTCATCATGTTTTCGCGGAAGTCGTTCCCGTTTCTTCCCATTTCAACAGTGATTCCGCCTTTTTCAAGAATTAACGCTTTGTTGAAAGCTCCAACTAAGAAATCCCCTTGCGTGATCGCAGTCGTTTCGATAATTGGAATACCGTCAATGTTCATAGTTGAACCAGCTTGTAACACTCTTTGAACGTAACGTTTGTCAGTCGAAGAAACTTTTTCAAACTTCAATCCAGTAACGTCGCTTGGATGCATTACGATTGCTAAGTTCGAAGCGTCTTGCTCTGCAATTTTGATTTGATTAACAGCCGCCGCGATTACATCCACTTCGTTTGCATTGTCCACCGCGTTAGCGAACGCACCAGCAGCGAACGCAGTTGCTTGCGTGATAACCCCGTTTAAGTTTGTTCCAGTACCGTTACCGCCTAAAACTTGTGCGTCAACTCTAATAAATAAACGAACGATTAATTTGTTTCTGAACCAAGATTCAAACATTGCGTCGTCGTCTAGCATTTCAGTTGAAACTCTGAAATATGCAGTTTGCTTCAATAAGCTAACAGACGAAACCGCAAATTCGTTGTCGATTTGGTTCTTAGCAGCCGCTTCAGCAGTTCCAGCCGCCGCACCTTCTTGATTTCTTTCGAAAGCCCATTCAACAGTATTTCCCGAAACTGTTAATTTTGGGATAAGGTCGTAAACTCTTGGTTGTCTTTCAGCAATGTTGTTGATTCCTGGAAGTCTTACCGCTTGCGGCATTGTACCAGTAACCGACCCCGCGAAAGTCATATCGCCAACCGCTTTTCTTTCAATATCGAAAGTTACCCTTTTGTTCCCTTGTAAAAATTCGCTTCTTGCGTCCCCTTTTAAAGAACCTAAAGTTTTCGAAACTGAATCTTCAACCGATTTAACTTGAGATCCAGCAAGCGAACCGTCTTGTAGTTTTCCAAGAATGATTCCTTGTTGTTTCACTGCGTTTCTTAAAGATTCAACTTCACGCGATTTTAACGCCTCGATTTCTTTTTTCAAGTCGTCTGAAACGTTTGCGTCTTTTTTCGCAGCTTCTTCGATTGCCGCCATTTTTTCTTTTAGTTGGTTTTGCTCCCACGTTAATTTCTCAACGTAGTACTTTTGCAACTCAACTTCATTCATTTGTGCTAAAACTTCCGCACTCTTTAATTCAAAAGCCATTGTCTTTGTTTTTAAAATTTATTTATTTGATTTATCCAAAATAAACGTTCATTCAAATTTGAATCGTTCGGCTTGTCTTCCTTTAAAGTGGTTTTAAAATCCGGCTTCATAGAAACAAGTGAATTTTGTAATTCTTGTATTTGTTTGAAAGTTAATTCCAAGTTTTGAAGTCGTTCGTCAGTTCCTCCACCGTTTCGCAACGTCTTTTGAAACCTTTCCGACATTTCGTTTAATTTCTCGATTAATTTATCGCGTCCCTCCGCCCCTTTCGCTACATCTAAAACCGGCGTGAATTCATTCGCCCCGAACGTCACGGCTGAATTTTCCCAAAGTTTTACTTCGGTAATTTCGAAATGGCCGTTGTTCGAATCAAATGTTGATTTGTCCGCCTCGATGTAATTCAATTTGTCTTTGATGTAATTAAACCCGATTGAATGTTCGCGTAAAATCCCGTCTTGGTAATCAAGAAGCGCGTCAGTTCCTTTTGTTGATCGTCCCAATTCAGAAACGAAAACAAGGCCTTTTTCATCCTCGTAAAGTTCAACGAATTTTCCGATTTGATGTTCCCAATCGTGATTCCTTAAATGCGCAATTTTACGATTTCCCGCCGTCATTGGTCCGCGCTCATGGATTGATTTCAAGAACGCCCCTTTTCTGATAACGTCGTTGTCCGAGTCCATAACGTCGAAAGCGGACGCGTAACCTTTTACACGTCTTGACCCTTCGTCAATGTCTTCGATTTTAAACGAAATCGACTTAACGGGATAATGTTTTGAAAGTTTTGATTCAACATTCATA